GCTGGCCCTACAGGAAGTAAGAAGTCACCCCCTAAATCTCAAAAACATGTAAAAGGAAGGAAATCTTAAAATGCCATTATTTTTAATCCCAGCCGCAGCTAAAGCAGCAGCTTTTGTTGCAGGACAAATTGCTGTACGAGGCGGTGCTAAAGTTGTAGGTAGAACCATTTTTAATTATGCTAAAAAAAATGGCATAGACAAAGCTATAAAGCAATATGGCAAAACTGCTGTTAATAAACTTAAAAAAGTTACTACAAATCAAAATCCTAAATTTAAAAGAGATAATATACTTGCTCCTAAAAATGTAGGTACAGATAAAGGGTTTAGTCCTGTAAAGTCTGTTAAAACTAAGCCACCAAAAAAAGATCAATCATCTAGAGCTTTAACTACCACTAAAGATAAATCATCTAGAGCTTTAACTACCACTAAAGATAAATCATCTAGAGCTTTAACTACCACTAACAGCAGAGCTTTAACTACTACTAAGAGTAGAGATTTAACTACTAGAGATTCAAAAACTTTAGATGGTGCTAAATTAATTAAAGTTAAAAAAGATGCTACTAGAGGTTTACCAAAAAATAGTTCAAAATATAAAAAAATTATGGCTGCTACTACAGCAGCAAGTGTAGCTGCTCTTTTAGTAGAAAGTAAAAAAACTGCTGATGCTACAAAAAAAGATAGCAAGAAAGTAGATAAAAAAGTAGATAAAAAAGATAATAAAGTAGATAACACACCTATGAGAAGAAAAAGTGATTATCAATTAGCAGGTGAAAGATTAGCAAAAAATAAAAAATCTACTAGTTCTGATAAGTCTAATGTAGGAAGTAGATCCTATTCTAGCAGTCGTAGTACTAGAAATCTTGTTGAAGCTAAGAAAGATATAGATAAAGATAAAAGAAAAAGAAGTAGTAATGTAAGAACTACAGACTATTCTAAAAAGAAAAAGTATGATCCTTCTTTCTTAGGAGTTAGAGAAAAATTTATGGGAGGTGGTATGCCAATGAAAAAGAAAATGATGTCAGCAGGAGGTAACATGAAAAAGAAAGGTTATGCTGGTGGTGGAGTAGGTATGAAAAAAGGATATGCTGCTGGTGGTGTAGGCATGAAAAAAGGATATGCTGCTGGTGGGGTAGGTATGAAAAAAAAGATGATGTCAGCAGGTGGCACTATGAAAAAGAAGATGATGTCTGCTGGTGGTATGCCTATGGCAAAAGATCCAAAGACAGGCAAGATGATACCAAAGTTTGCAATGGATGGAGTTGGCAAAATGGCAAAAGGTGGTAATGCCATGAAAATGGGCTATATGAAAAAAGGTGGAGTAGCTAAGAAAAAAATGATGGCAGGTGGTGGCATGAGTAAAAAGAAAGGCTATGCTGCTGGTGGAATGAGTAAGAAGAAAGGCTATGCTGCTGGAGGTCGTGTTACAATGAAGAGGTCAACAGCACGAGGAAAATAAATTTTGGCCTATCTGATAAGTGATTTAAGTGATTACAACATTCCACTATTTAAATGTTGGGTAAGAAAAGAGTTTACTAATGGACACAATGACTATCATGGAGAATTTGTACATGCAATAGTTATGGCTGTAAATACAATGCCTGATAGAAGTTTAAGTTTTCAGGTAATGTTTACAGGATGTGAAGCTGATGATGGTAGTCAAGAAAATGTGCATGGAGGAGCAATGTGGGCTAGGATGCCCATTAGTGCTTTAGTAGGGGATATAGAATTAGAAGAGTGGCCTGAACGTATGCCTACTCATTTAGTTCAACCTTGGGATTGCCCATCACATCATCACAGTATTATAAGGTTTGCTAGAGCTAATCCTAGCCCTTGGATTTGTAAGATTGATGGAGATTTTTATAAAGCTAGATATTTGTTTACAGTAGACTTTACAGAAAGTCAGGTTGCAGATGATCCAGCACAACATAAACAATCACATGTAATGATACTTACTGAGGGTGAATGGAAAGGCAATGTAGTAGCTTTACCTAACAATAGAGTTAGAGTAACAAGCCCTGCATATTGGATTACTGGTGAGGGAGCACCTGATTTTAGACCTAGCCAATATATACATTGTGCAGAACAAGATGATAGTTATACAGATCCTGAAGTAACTTTTAATAATCTATATTATGAACAAGACACCAAAGACTAAAAAAACAGAAAGAGGTACTGTTGTACCTACTATGATGCCATCATTAACAATTATTGTTGGTGTTAGTAAAAAGAAAAAGAAAAAGAAAACTTAAATGCCAATAGTAAATAACAGTAGTAGTAAATTTATAACTGAAGTTGTTAACGTGGCTTCTACTGTTGGCACAGCAAATGCTACTTCTTTGTATACATGCCCAACGAACTTTACAGCTTTAGTTAAATTATTACTAGTTAGTTCAGGGGCAGGTGGTGACAAACAAGTTTCTGTTCAGTTATTTGATAACTCAGCATCTGCATATAATACTATAGTTACTGGATTACGAATGGAATCTAGTTCTATTACTAATATATTAGATGGGGATCAACTAGCATTACATAGTGGTGATCAGTTAGTAGCTTTTGCAGGAACTGGGGCTACTAGTAATTTTACATTAACAGTATCAACTGAGGAGTTTTTTGATCCTCTAAGGTAAAGGATTTATATGGGATTAATATTATTTTTTATAATCATAATACCAGCAGTAATAGTTGGTGTAATAGAAAACTTTAAATTGGACGTACTATAATGGCACTAAAATCTAATAAACCAAAGAGTACAGTAAATGCAGCTGGAAACTATACGAAACCATCTCTGCGTAAAAGAATATTTAATCAAGTTAAGGCGGGTGGCAAAGGTGGAGCACCTGGACAATGGTCGGCAAGAAAAGCCCAAATGGTCGCACAAAAATATAAAAAAGCAGGTGGTGGGTACAGAGGTTGACATCAAATGCTAGAATCCCTAGAAAGAAAGGGCAACCTAAAGGATCTAAAAAACATTCTGATTTGTACACAGATGAGAATCCTAAAGGTACGATTAAAGGTTTAAAGTTTGCTACAGAGGCTGATGCTAAACGTAGTGTTGCAATTATTAAAAAGAGTGGTAAAACTCATGCACATAAGATACAAGCAGCAATAGCAATGGAACAAAGGGCAAAGGCAGCAGGAAAATTAAAAGCTGCTGCTGTATATAGAAAGTTTATCAATGCTATGAAACTAAAAACTAAAGAAAGAAAAAAATGATTAAGAAAAAAAATATAGGTATACTTGGTGCACCTAGAAAAGTAACTTTTTCTGACGTTAAAAAATTAAGGGCTGCTAAAAAAGCTCAAATGCAAAAACAAAGATTAGCAAGAAGAAAAGCAACACAAGAACTAAAACAACGTGTGCATACAGCTAAGACAGGTTTAGATAGAAGACAAGCTAAAACTACATTAAAAGCTTTAAAAGTAGATAAAAAAATTTCTAGAGCAAATAGAAAAGGTAATATAGGAAAAGTTAAAAAACTTACAGGTAGATTAGAAAGTTTAGCTAAAAGAAATGCTGGATTAAGACAAAAACAAATGGCGAGGGCAGGTGTTCCAAAAGCACCATCAAGAGTTACAAGAGTTACACGACAGCCACCTCCACCTAGAGAAGTACCTAAACAAAAAACTAATAGAAGAAGAGCAGTAGCTGTTTCTAATGTAGTAAAAAGAAAAGGTTGATTATGGCATTAGCTAAATCACAACGAAGTTTAAAATCATGGACTAAACAAAAATGGAGAACTAAAAGTGGAAAACCTAGTACACAAGGTAGTAGAGCTACAGGAGAGAGGTATCTCCCAGCTAAAGCAATTGCTGGATTATCAGCACAAGAATATGCAGCAACTAGTAGAGCAAAACGAAAAGGCACTAGAAAAGGCAAACAGTTTGTGGCTCAACCTAGTAAAATCTCCAAAAAAACCAGAGCCTACAGAAAGGTAACATGAAAACCTTAACTGAAAAACAACAAAGATTTCTCGATGTCTTATTTGATGAGGCAGGTGGAGATGTTGTTAGAGCAAAAGAGTTAGCAGGATATTCTCCTAATAACTCGACTACTGAAATTATTAAAGCAATTAAAGAAGAAGTAGTTGAAGCTACTCAATTATACATGGCAAGAAATGCCCCTAGAGCAGCTATGTCAATTGTTAGTGGTATGGTTGAACCTACTGAGCTTGGTATGAAAGATAAGCTTACTGCTGCTAAAGATTTACTAGATAGAGTAGGACTTGTTAAAACAGAAAAGCTACAAGTAGAAGCTAGTAATGGTTTAATGATATTGCCACCTAAAGATAGTGATGAGAGAGAAGCTTCCTGATATAGGCACTTGGGTTTTACCACAGCCAAAGGAAGCATATGATGATGATTCATTTGTACCGATTCCTTATCTAAAGAGATCTAAATATATACCATTTGGATATAAGGTATCGGAAACAGATCCTGATGTTTTAGATCCTATACCACAGGAGCTAAAAGCTTTAGAACAGGCAAAGCAGTATATAAAAAGATACTCATCAAGACATGTAGCAGTATGGTTAAAGAAAGTTACAGGAAGATATATATCCCATACAGGATTATTAAAAAGAATAAAAGATGAAGGAAGAACCAAAAGGAGATCTCAAGCACTTAGGGAATGGGCCAGAAGGCTCGAAAAGGCAATCTCCGTTGCGAAAAAGTACGAGAAAACCAAAGGCTGTAAAGAAAAAAGTACAAAAGAAACCCAAACCCAAACTGAATGTACAGGATAAGTTTGAAGATATAGAGAGTTTAGACTTATCTGAAAAGAATGTAATATTTAAACCTAATGTTGGGCCTCAAACTAGATTCTTAGCAGCAGGTGAAAGAGAAGTTTTATATGGTGGAGCAGCAGGAGGTGGTAAATCCTATGCTATGTTAGCCGATCCACTACGTTATATGGCTCATCCACAGTTTAGTGGGTTGTTATTGAGGCATACAACAGAAGAATTAAGGGAACTGATTTGGAAAAGTCAGGAAATGTACCCTAAGATATACCCAGGTATTAAGTGGTCAGAAAGAAAAATGCAATGGGTAGCTCCAAGTGGGGCAAGATTATGGTTTTCATACCTTGATAGAGATCAAGATGTACTTAGATATCAAGGTTTAGCATTTAGTTGGGTAGGATTTGATGAGTTAACTCAATGGCCCACACCATTTCCGTGGGATTACATGAGGTCAAGGCTTAGAAGTACTGCACCTGACCTACCTGTATATGCTAGAGCTACAACAAACCCTGGTGGCCCTGGTCATTCATGGGTAAAAAAGATGTTTATTGACCCTGCAAAGCCTAATGAGTCATTTTGGGCTACAGATATAGAAACAAGTAAGACTTTAACGTACCCAAAAGGGCATAGTAAAGAAGGAGAACCTTTATTTAAACGTAAGTTTATACCAGCAATACTATCTGATAACCCATATCTAGCAGAACAGGGTGATTATGAAACAATGTTGCTGTCATTACCAGAAAATCAAAGGAAACAACTGCTAGATGGTAATTGGGATGTGTCAGAAGGTGCAGCATTTACAGAATTTAATAGAGAAATACACGTAATTGAAGAAGAAACTATACCAGGAAGTTGGACTAAGTTTAGATCGTGCGATTATGGGTATGGTAGTTTTTCAGCAGTACTATGGTTTGCTGTAGCTCCTGATGAACAACTAATAGTTTATAGAGAATTGTATGTTAGTAAAGTATTAGCTAAAGATTTAGCTTACATGGTGCTTGAAGCAGAACAAGATGATCATTCAATGCGATATGGAGTACTTGATTCTTCATGTTGGCATAAAAGAGGAGACACAGGCCCATCACTTGCAGAAACTATGATTACAGAGGGTTGTAGATGGAGGCCATCAGATAGAAGTGCAGGTAGTAGAGTAGCAGGTAAGAATGAAATACATAGAAGATTACAAGTAGACGAGTTTACAGAAGAACCAAGATTGGTTATAACTAGTAATTGTAGAAATTTAATTGCACAACTGCCTGTATTACCCTTGGATAAAAATAATCCAGAGGATATAAATACAAAAGCAGAAGATCACTTGTATGATGCTTTACGATATGGAGTAATGAGTAGACCTAGATCAAGTATATGGGATTATGATCCTAATACTGCAAAAACTTCTAGCTTTACACCATCAGATCCTGTAATGGGATATTAAATTAGGATATTAAATGGAAGAAGATTATACAGAAGATAGACAATTTGCTTTAGATGATACTGAAAATGAATCACCTGAAGATAATATTGCATATGCAATGATTAGTCATGTAATGGAAAAGTATGTAAAAGCAGAAGATTCTAGAAGAATAGATGAAGAAAGATGGCTTAGAGCATACAGAAACTATCGTGGTATATATGGCCCTGATGTACAGTTTACTGAAGCAGAAAAAAGTAGAGTCTTTATTAAAGTAACTAAGACTAAAGTATTAGCTGCTTATAGCCAAATTACAGATGTATTATTTTCTAATAACACATTTCCATTAAGTGTAGAACCTAGTGTGTTACCTGAAGGAGTATCAGACACAGTTCACTTTGATCCTAAAGCACCTGAAGAACAAGATAAACCTAAAGTAGCACCTATGGTTAAATCTATGGAATCTTTGTATGGTTACTCAGGAGGTAAAAAGTTACCACCAGGAGCTACTATACATTCTTTAATGGATAAGTTAGGCCCACTAAAAGACAAGTTAGAAAACATAGAGGGTTTAAAAGAAGGCCCAGGTGTGACACCTAGTGCTACCACTTTCCAACCAGCAATGACTGCTGCTAAGAAAATGGAAAAGAAAATTAAAGATCAGTTAGATGAAAGCAATGCATCTAAACAACTAAGATCGTCTGCATTTGAAATGGCATTGTTTGGTACAGGCGTAATGAAAGGCCCATTTGCAGTAGATAAAGAATATGCTAATTGGGATGAAGATGGAGAGTACAGTCCTAGAATTAAAACTGTACCATCTACATCACATGTAAGTGTTTGGAATTTTTATGTAGATCCTGATGCTGATAACATGGATGAAGCAGAGTATGTTATCGAAAGACATAAGATGAGTAGATCCCAAATGAGAGGTTTAAAAAGAAGACCTTTCTTTAGGACTAACGTAATTGACGAGGTAGTTAATTTAGGTGAATCTTATTACAAAAAATATTGGGAAGATGACCTTAATGATTATCAAGTTGATAAAGGGGTAGATAGATTTGAGGTATTAGAATATTGGGGGGCTATAGATAAAGAACTATTAGAACAAAATGAAGTTGATATACCAGATGATTTAGAAAATGTAGATCAGTTACAAGCTAATGTTTGGGTATGTAATGATAAAATTATTAGACTTGTACTTAATCCTTTTAAACCAGCTAAGATTCCGTATTACGCAGTTCCATACGAACTAAACCCTTACTCTTTATTCGGAATAGGTATCGCAGAAAACATGGATGATACTCAAACTTTGATGAATGGTTTCATGCGTATGGCAGTTGATAATGCAGTCTTATCTGGTAACCTTATATTTGAAGTGGATGAAACCAATATGGTTCCAGGGCAGGACTTATCTGTATATCCAGGTAAGGTGTTTAGGAGACAAGGAGGTGCACCAGGTCAGGGAATCTTTGGCACTAAGTTCCCTAACGTATCTAATGAAAACATGCAATTGTTTGACAAGGCAAGAGTATTAGCAGATGAGTCAACAGGATTCCCATCATTTGCACATGGTCAAACAGGTGTGTCAGGTGTCGGTAGAACTGCAAGTGGTATTAGTATGCTAATGAATGCAGCATCAGGTTCAATAAAAACAGTTATTAAAAATGTTGATGATTATTTATTAAGACCTATTGGTGAAGCTTTTTTTAGTTTTAATATGCAGTTTGATTATGATCAAGAAATAAAAGGTGACTTAGAAGTTAAGGCTAGAGGTACTGAAAGTTTAATGGCTAATGAAGTTCGTAGCCAAAGACTTATGCAGTTCTTACAAGTATCTAGCAATCCATCGTTAGCACCTTTTGCTAAGTTTCCATATATTATTAGAGAGATAGCTAAGTCAATGGAGCTAGATCCTGATAAGGTAACTAATAGTATGGAAGAGGCAGCAAGACAAGCTGAGATAATGAAGCAACAACAACCACCCCAACCACCAATGCAACAAGAACAACCTCAAGCTGGAGCACCAGGAGTTCCTAATGTAGCAGATCCAACAGGAAGTGGTGGAGGTAACATAGGTGTAGGACAAGTACCTATACCTGGAGAACAAGGATTTGCAGGTAATGAGCAACAACAACAAGCAGCAGCACCAACACCTCCTCAAGCTTAAGGGGTTTGTAAATAATACAACTCAATGGAAAGCATTTAATGAGTTGCTAGATTTCTTAACTGAGATGGAACATAAGACTATGGAACAGGCAGTTGATACTATAGATATATATAAGGCACAAGGTTCTGTAAAAACAATCAGGTACTTAAAGCATTTAAGAGATTATGTAAATGCTGAACAGGAAAATAAAAATGGCTAAAGATCAAACAAAAAAGTTATTACAAGAAGGTGGACTTAACGAGGAGGGTGGTACAGTAGATCCTGTAAGTGGTAATGATGTACCTGTAGGTTCTACACAAGAAGAAGTTAGAGATGATATACCTGCACAGCTAAGTGAAGGGGAGTTTGTATTTCCTGCTGATGTAGTTAGGTTTATAGGATTAAATAATCTTATGAAACTAAGACAAGAAGCTAAAGAAGGTTTAGGTAAGATGGATCGTATGGGGCAGATGGGTAATTCAGAGGAGGCAGTAGAGGATGACACAGGAGAATTTGATACAGATATTGATAGTATCATTGAAGAAGTTGAAGCAGAAATGGCCGCACAGGAATCTCCTAAAGATACCATAGAAGAATCTAAAGATAGTGATTTAAAAAAAAAGATTGAAGAGGGTGTGACAGGATTTAATGTAGGAGGTAGTGTTGAAAAAGAAGATGAAACAAATAATCTTTCAACTGAAAAATCTGAAACTGTAAATGAACAAGTAAGAGATTACAGATCACCTTTTGCTATGAAAAGGTTAGATCCAAGTAAAGGTATGCCTGCTACTGAATCAAGTCAGATAGGTAGAGCTTTATTAGGTAAGAAAGGATTTACATCGGCTAGAGATATAGTTAGTAGAAAATTTCCTGATATAGTAGATCCAACTAAAGATCCTAATACATTTACTAGTAATAAAACACAACAAACTAAAGTAGAAAAAGATTTTAGTACATTTATATCAGGCCCAAAAGATTATACTAATTTAACTGATGCTGATGCTAAATCTAATATAATGAATCAATTACAACATCAAAATGAATATTTAAAAAGACAAGGACAAAGTTATCCTAATCAAACAGATGTGCCGTTTATAAATCAATACATGGCTGATTCATTAGCACAAGCAGGTATTAAAGATCTAAGACAGTTAGGATATAAAGATGTAGAACAACCTAAAGTATCGGCAGAATTAATTAAAAAAGGTGATAAATATTATCTTAAACCTGAAAAGGTTAGTAATCATTTAGACAGATCTAAAGAAAAACCTAAACTTATTGAAGTTTCACCTGAAGATGTAAAAACAACAAGCAGAAGTTTAGGTATGGGTGGAAAAGAAACTAAGATTGTTGGTTTAGTTCCACAAGCTCCAAAAAGAATTTTAATTAATAAAGATACAGGTGAACAAGTAGTACAAGGTAAGTATGGAGGAGAGTTAGGATACGAACAAGATACTACTGTATCACTAGGTTATGGCATGAGATCAAAGGGTAAAGCACGAACAAATATAGAAGCAATTAATGCAGCAAATGATCCAAAAAAAGGAGTAAGATGGGGTAATACTACACAAACTGAAGGCATGACTAACTTTATGATTAGGTTTGACGAGAATGATAATGCTTTAATATATCCTGAGTATTCTGATACTTCAACAGAAAATTTAAATATGTTTGCTGCTAGTGTATTAGCAGGTGCAGCAGCTACTTATGGCCCAGGTATAATGTCTAAAGTAGGAACAAAAGCAAGTTCTTTAGGTGGAAAAGTAACTAGTAAAATAGGCTCTGCCGTAACTGAAAAAATTAAAAATATAACTGTAAAAGATCTTGGTAAAAAATTTGCTAAAAAACTAGCTGAAAAAACAATAACTGATGCCGTAATATCAAAACAATAATGAGTTAATGATTCCTCATTTAAAATAAAGAATCTATAATTGGCTACCTTATCCCCCCTTACAGGCTACGGATAGCCCCAATAAGAAGGAAGTAAAATGGCTGAAGCAGCAGAAGTAATAGAAACACCTGAAGTTAAACCTCAGAAAAAGAAAGTAATAGGCTTTGCTACACGATCTGCAAATTTAGAACGTATAGAAAAAGAAGAAAAAGAATTAGAAGAATTAAAAAAACAAAATACAGAACAGGTTGAAGAGGAAGAAAAAGAACCTGAACCTGAACCTGTTACAGCAGAAGAAAAAAGTTTTAAAAAAAGATATGGTGATTTAAGAAGACACTCACAAAAAAAAGAGCATGATCTTCAAAAGCAAATAGATGAGTTAAGAACTCAATTAGATGCTTCTACAAAGAAACAAATTAAGTTACCTAAATCAGAAGAAGAGTTAGATGAGTGGACTAAAGAGTACCCTGATGTAGCTAAGATTGTAGAAACAATAGCTATTAAAAAAGCTAAAGAACAATCTAAAGATTTAGAAGAAAGACTTAAACAAATTAATACAATGCAAGATGATGCATTAAGAGAGAAAGCTGAAGTAGAATTACTAAAGAAACATCCTGACTTTGTAACTATTAGAGATCAAGATGAATTTCATACTTGGGTAGAAGAACAACCTGAGTGGGTTCAAAAAGCCTTATATGAAAATGAACATGATGCTAATTCTGCTGCAAGAGCTATTGATCTTTATAAGTCTGATATGGGTATTAGTGCTAAGAAAGTAACTGCAAAAGATAAAAGTCTTAATGCAGCTAAATCTGTAACCACTAATAAAGGTAATCCTAATAGTTCACCTGAAGTAGGAACACTTAAAGAATCAGATGTAGAAAAAATGTCAGCTAGAGAATATGAATCAAAGCAGGAAGAAATAACTAAAGCCATACAAAATGGTACATTTATATATGATTTGACAGGTTCAGCAAGATAGTACTTGACATTCAAGCATTTATATTTATAACAATAGTTCAACAATTACTGTAAGTGTAGTTTGCCCCTACACGGATACCAAGTTACACTTACAAAATTTTATAACGCAATATAACAATTTTCGGAATACCTGAAACTTGATTGCCCATATTATATAGCTTGTGACGGCATCTATATAATTTGCACCAATAAAGACAGCCCCTAGAATGATTGTGTAAGAACTGCGTTGGATACTTATACTTTTTTTCAAGGAGAAATACAATGGCTTTTCCTAAAGCAACGGGCCATAATAATTTACCTAATGGTAATTTTAGTCCAGTAATATACTCGAAGCAGGTACAACTTGCTTTCCGTAAATCCTCTATAGCAGAAGATATAACCAATAGTGATTACTTTGGTGAAATTGCTAATATGGGTGATTCCGTTAAAATAATTAAAGAGCCTGAAATTTCAGTACAGGCTTATAATCGTGGTACTCAAATTACTGCACAAGATATTGATGACGAAGATTTTACATTAGTTGTTGATCAAGCTAACTATTATGCATTTAAAATGGATGATATTGAAGAAGCTCACAGCCATGTAAACTTTTTATCACTAGCATCTGATCGTGCAGCTTATCGTTTAAGAGATCAATATGATCAAGACGTTCTTGGTTATCTTTGTGGTTTCCAGCAATCAGCAAAACATGGTAATGCTGATACAGCTAGAACAAGTTCACCTGGTACTAATGCTGTTTCTACAGCAGGTAGTGATGAACTTCTTACTACTATGAAGTTGACTAAAGAAGATTTTGGTAATATCAACTCTCCAGGAACAGGTAATTCTATTCCTTTAGCTCCAAGACTTCCAGGACAAACAGCACAATCAACAACTACTGCTACAGCTTTACAAGTTATAAATCGTATGGGTCGTTTGTTAGATCAACAGTTTGTTGATACAGCTAACAGATGGTTAGTAGTTGATCCTGTATTTATTGAAGTACTAAAAGATGAAGATAGCAGATTGCTAAATTCTGACTTTGGTGGGTCTGGATTACAGAATGGTTTAGTTGTAAATAATTTACATGGATTTAAAATTTATGTATCTAATAATTTGCCTCAGATAGGTACAGGCTCTGGTACTACAGGTGCAAGTAATCAAAGTGATAACTTTGGTGTTATTGTAGCTGGACATAGCTCTGCCGTAGCTACTGCTCAACAAATTACAAAGACAGAAAGCTATCGAGATCCTGACAGCTTTGCTGATATCGTTCGTGGTATGCATCTTTATGGTCGTAAGATTTTAAGACCTGAAGCAATTGTTACTGCTACTTTTAACGTGGCTTAAGAAGGAGATATATAATGGCTACAGTAGATCAATCAAGTGGTATAAATGGGGGTACACACCCTACTAGAGCTATCCGTAAGATGCCTTACAAAATTGAAACAGATGTTAATTTAGCAACTGTTACAACCACTAAAGGTTCAGCTATCGGATCAGCAGACGTAATTCAAGTTCTAGATATTCCTGCTAAATCAATAGTTTATGCAGCAGGACTTGAAATGGTTACACAAGGTGATGGTAAGTATACAGTAGATTTAGGTGTTGAAACTGTAGATGGTGATGTATTTGTTGATGGAGTAGATTGGGGATCAGCAATTGCTACAGGTACAATTACTCAAATGGCTGCTGCTTATCAACCTGTCGTACTTGGCTCTGATTTAACATTAGATCTTACTATTGGTAAGGCTAATACAGCAGCAAGTGCTTTACCTACTACAGGTGTATTTCGTGCTTGGGCTGTCGTACAAGACATTAGTAATGATTTAGGCCCAGATGAAGTAGATCGTGATCAATTAGCTTAATGCTATATTGTTGATATATGGGTAGCTCTTGTTGAGAGGGTTACCCATTTTTTTTTAAGGAAAGATAATTGTGGCAATTACACAAGCTTTATGTACATCATTTAAAAAAGAATTGCTTGAAGGTAAGCATGACTTTTCTGTTTCTGGTGGACATACTTTTAAAATTGCTTTATATAGTGCAGGTGCAGCATTAAGTGCAGGTACTACAAGTTATACTACTAGTGGAGAAGTAGCAGGTGCAGGATATACAAGTGGTGGATTAGATTTAACTAATAAAACTGCTACTACATCAGGTACAGTAGCATTTACTAGTTTTGATAATGTTACATTTGCTAATGCTACCTTTACAACAAGAGGTGCTTTAGTATATAACTCGACTACAGATGGTACATCTAGTACTACTAATGCTGTATGTGTACTAGATTTTAGTGCAGATAAAACAACAACAACTGCTAAT